GGATTTTGAGGAACTTTTGAAAGCACTCGGACTCGATAATGATGAGTCTAAAGAGAAAGCTGCCATTCTTAAGAAGGAATATAATGCTTCTAAGAAGGAAATTAATGAGTTGACCGAAAATGTTAAGAAGCTTACCGAAGATGCAGAGGCAAGTAAGGCAACTGCTGAGAAGCTTGATATTGTTGTTAAGGCTTTTGGTCTTGATGTTGGAGCAGAAGATTTTGATAAGAATATTCAAGAGTCTAAGGATAAGCTTGTTAAAGAAGCTGGTGGTGGTCCAGAACCAGAGGAAGTTAAGCAGATGAAGCTTGACCTTAATCGTACTAAGCGTGAACTTGATAAGAGTTCTAAGACTATTGAGGAACTTACTACACAGCTTGAAGGCGAAAAGACTCAGAGACTTAATAATGTTAAGCGTACTGCAATTCAAAAAGCAGTTATTAAGAATAACTTCATTGACCCAGAGGTGTCTATTGATTTGTTTATCAATAAAGCCACTGTAGATGAGGATGGCGTTACCGTAACCATGAAGGGTGCTGATGGCACTGACCTTCCTGTTGCTGATGCTATTGCTGATTGGGCTAAAGACCACGAAGGATTCATCAAGAAAGATGTTAAGGGTGGTATGGGTTCTAATGGCAACAACAATGGTGGCGGTCAGAACGAAGTTAGTCCTTTCATGCAGAATTTAATCAAACAGCAGTCAAACGGTGGTGCAGGTGGACAGCAAACTAAGTCCCTTGGAGAGTTGTTTGGCTAATCGGTAAATATGTTATAGAAAGGGGACATTTGGATAATGTCAATCAATTTTAGTTGGAAAAAGGTAGACGGTTTTGATAAGGAACTGTTGCTTTATGGCGAGGGTTATATTGGCAAGCCAGTAACTCTTGACCAAAATTCTGGTGGTGTTATTACCACTGACAAGGGTAGAAAGATTATTCCACAGGGCGTTTATCTCTATGGTGCTTCTAATTCCCTTATTACTAACCCACAGCAGATGGCAGTAGTAGTTGCTCCTACTTCTGCAAAGGCAACTGTAACTATTGGCACTAAGCTTGTAGTTACTGCAAAGGCAGAGGGTGATGTTGCTATTGATGTAGAGCTTAAGAAGGGTTCTGCAAAGAAGATTTCTGTTGAGACTACTGCTTCTAAGGTTACTGTAAACCTTGGCGTAGATAAGAATGACAACATTGTTTCCACTTATGGTGATGTTGTTAAGGCAATCAACGATAATCAAGATGCAAATACTTTGGTTGTTGCTTCTCTCGTTGCAGAGGCAGATGCAGAGGTTGTAGCTGTTGCAGGTACAGGCACTACTGCTAATGGCGGTGCTACTACTGTAGCAAGCGATATTGATGGCGTACTGCTTCATAGCATTGATGTAACTGATGGTGAGGCTACTGGTGCTATGATGATTGCTGGTTACATTAATATGGATAATATGCCAGAAGTACCAGGTGCAGCAGTAATGGCTAAGTTGCCAAATATTCATTTTGGTAGAATTGACTAATAGGGAGGAAATATAGAGTGAATCTTTTTGATATTGTAACTCCTGCGAATATTACAGCATATTGGGATAACTCACAGGCTAGTCAAGAGTCCTACATGGGCGACTTCCTGTTCCCAGTGAAGAAGATTGCAGGTATTGAACTTAATAAAATCGGTGGTCGTGCAGGACTTCCAGTAGCTTTGAAGGAATCCATGTTTGATACACAGGCTACTTACCGTGACCGTCAGAGCATTGAAGTAGCTAAGTCCAAGATGCCATTCTTCCGTGAGAGAATGAAGGTAGACGAGGAACTTCGTCAGCAAATTTTGGCTATTTCCAATGATGCAATTCTTAACACTTATGTAAATCGTATCTTTGATGATGCTAATAACCTCATTAAGGGTGCAAAGGTTTCCCGTGAGCGTATGGCTATGCAACTTATCTCTACAGGTAAGGTTAAGCTGAACGGCAACGGTGTTAAGCTTGAATATGATTATCACATGAATAAGAAGCAGAAGGTTTCTGCATCTACTTCTTGGCATAATACAGCAACTTCTACTCCAATTCAAGATATTATTGATTGGGTAGACCAGTTCAACAAGGATTTCCGTGTTAAGCTTGGTTATATGGTAATGACTACAGCAACCTTTAATCTCATTAAGGCTTCTCAGTCTGTAGCTAAGCAGTTGTATCCTACTGCTACTTCTGTTGCAGGTCTTTTGGTTCTGCCACAGCAGGTTAAGGATTTAATTAAGAACGCTACAGGTTTGACAATTCTCATTAATGATAATGCTTATGCAGAGACAGTTGGTGGTGTAGCAGTTCCATTCTTCCCAGATGATGTTGTTACTTTCCTGCCTGTTGGTGGTGTTCTTGGTAACATGGTTATGGGTACTACCCCAGAGGAAGTAGATTTGCTTACTAATCCTAAGTTTGCTCCTAACACTCGTATCGTTGATACTGGTGTAGCAGTATATACTAGAACTATTGACCATCCAGTTAATGTAGAGACTGTTGTTTCTCAGATTGCTTTGCCTTCCTTCGGTGCAGATGTAAATGGCGGTGCTGGCTCTATTCTTATCGCTAATGTAGCGTAAGTTTATGGCTACCCAAAAGATACACCTAGAATCATCTGATATAATAAACGCTGAGTCAGTTAAGGAGCATATTCGCTCCTTGCTGGCAGATGCGTGTAAGATGGTAAGAGATAGGGCTAGAAAGCACATTAAGGGAGAAAATGGAAAGCGTCATTATATAACTGGTAGATTGTATCATTCAATTAGATATGCTACAGAGGCTAGACAAACTAAGAGTGGTTATACTGTAACTGGTAAGGTATTTATTAATGAGGCTGAGACACCTGCTGAGAAAACTAAAAAAGTTCGTTCATATTCTTATTTTATTGTGCATGGTACTAATGATTGGCACAGAACAATTTCTGAGGCACAATCTGGAAGAAAGAAAGCTTTAAAGTGGTTTGATAAGCGTAAAAATAGGAAGTTTAGAGCTTTGTGGCATAGAAAAGGTGTAGAGGCAGATGATTTCTTGCATGATGCTTTAGAGGATTGTAGGGCTGATATAGTTAAAATGTTTGAAAATGGTGTGAGGATGATAGAAGTTGAGTTCTGAGGAATTTAGAAAATACTTTGACCCTAAGACATTAGATGATGCTTTGCTTAGAACTTATGTAACTCCTGCAATAGTGTATGAGTCAAGTCAGTTCGTAGAGGCTACAGCATTAAGTTATAATGTACTACCTAACATGATTAAAGACCCTACTCCTTATGTAGTTGAGAGATTAGCTACCTTGTATGCCTATAAGACAGCAGCTCAAAGAAAAGCAACATTTAGTAAGGGCCATAGTGCAGATGAAGATTCATTTGCATTAAAGTATAGAATGTATAAAGACTTACTTGAAGATTTGTTAGGTAAGATTAACGCTGGTTCATTTACAGATGGTGATTTAGCAAGACGAAGAAGATTTCCTGCTACAATGAGTATAGCGAGGAATTAAAATTATGAAGAGAAAATTATATTGGTTTCCAATAGGTAATAAATTAGTAGACTTTTTAAAGGGCTTCACATATAGTGATGGCTCTAAACTATTCAGCAAGATTACAGATAGAGATGATATGACAATAAAGTTGGGTTCGGGTAACTTTGGTGAGTTTCCTGCCATTTGGGTATTGTTTGGTTCAGAAGATGATATAGAGAAACAAGACAAAATAGTTGGTAGAACTATTGAGTATTGGATTGATATATTTGTAAACAGTGAAGCATCTCCCGATGAAGATTTTACTAATTGGTCTTATAAACAGGCTTATGAAGTAGAAAGAGAATTGATGTTTGCATTAGAAGTATTCAATAAAAAGCTTCAAGCTGATTACGGTTTAGGAACTAAAATATCTGTAAAAGAAATATTGTCTGATGGTGATAGTAATGCTCCTGCAACACTAAACCATAGAGCAATAGTAACAGTTGAATGGTATAATTAATGTGTTATTACTGAAATGATAACATAAATAAAAATTTCATGGGAGGAATTTAATAGATGGCTAATCAAGCATTTAGCGAAGCCGAAGATTTGATGGTCGGTGCTGGCGAACTTTATTTTAAGCGTAAAGACGATGTACATGGCCTCCATCATCTCGGTAATGTAGAGGAATTTAATATTACTACAGATGTAACAACTGTAGAAAAGAATAGCTCTATGAATCGTAAGAGAGAACTTATGGCCAGTGTAGTAACTGCTGTATCTCCTACAGGTTCTATGACTATGACTGAATATAACCCTTATAATATGGCTCTTGGTCTGTTTGGTGCAGAGAATGTACATAAGCAGGCATCTACCGCTTTGGTAAATGAGAGCTTTACTGTACCAAGTGTTCCAGGTATCATTGAGTTGAAAGATGCAGATGGCAATAGATACTACAATGCACAGAATATTGTTGCTAGTTTGTCTGCTGTAATTCCAAGTAGCATTGGTAACACTCCTGTAATGCCAAATGTAGCTACTGGTTCTGTTGTAAATGTTGTAGGTTTACCAGCAGCATCTATGACCAGTAATACTGATTTGTATGTAGCATTTACTGCTGCATCTACTACTGCTGGTGATGTAGCAGGTTTGGAAATTACTTGGAGAGAGGGCATTGGTGGTCGTGATAATGTAATCACTGTATCTACTACAGGTGCTTCTACTACAGAGGCATTGGGTACTACAGGCATTAGTATTTTCGTTTCCTTAGACCCAACAGATGATATGAGTTCCGCAGTTTTGACTTCTCCAATCTCTGGTATGAAGATTGAGTGTATTGCAGCAAAATCTAGTCTGACTCCAGATGTAGATTATGTTGTTGAAGACCAGTCCAGTCGTGCAGGTTTCATTAAGATTCCAGAGGGTTCTGTTTTGAAGAGAAACGACACAATTCTCATTAGTGCAGATATTCCAGAAGCAGATTATGTAACTGTATCTGGTGGTAATGCAGGTGAAATTGAGGGCGAACTCGTATTTATTGGCGATCCAAACCAAGGCGATATTTACAACTTGGAGGCTTGGGACGTTAAGATTCAGCCAGATGGCGACCTTACTGGTCTCATTGGTTCTGATTTCGGTAGCTTCAACCTCAATGTTAAGTTCTTGGCTGATTATAAGAATCATAGACAGTATCCATACTATAAGCTTACTAAGGTAGGCAGTGCAAGTGGTACGGAGGTTGCACAGGGCGTTTACGACCCTCTCAACTAATTTTACATATATAAAGAAGAAGGTAGAATTTTCTACCTTCTTTTTTTTTATTTGACAAAATATGAAAATTATGTTATTATATACAATATAGAAGATTGGTAAGTAATGGTTGGTGATGATATTTTGTCAAAAAGAATAGATATAACAGGTAAAGTATTTAATGAGCT